TAGTAGTTATGCGACTGGGTGACTGGCTACCCCTGTACAAATCTTTTCTTTGGGAGATGGGGATCGAGACACAAGAGCCAGACGAGGATGGAGTGACAGTTACTTTCGACCCAGAGCTAGACTTCGGGGACGACGAAGGTTCTAACATTGTGCCACTATCTGACTATAGGAGTCATTTAAAGCTGGTGAAGGACGATGGCGAAGAAGAGGTGTAGCGTAAAACTTTCTGTTGGTCGTGGTGAAAAGAAGCCAGCCTCAAAAGGTGCTGGCCTAACTGCGAAGGGAAGGGCTAAACACAACAGGGCGTGTGGCTCTAAGTTGAAAGCCCCACAACCAGGTGGGGGCAAGCGCAAAGATTCCTACTGCTCACGATCTGCTGGTCAGATGAAGATGCATAACATCAGTTGTAAGAAGACGCCGAAGAAACGTATCTGCGCGGCTCGTCGCCGTTGGGGATGTTAGGGACGACTTGCTACAAGTATATGTCCAAAATCTAAACTACTTTGAGTAGCCAAAATTTAGGAGAAAACTAATGGCTTATGATCGACGCAACACTGCCGCAAAGAAAAAGACTGCGGACAAAAAGAATAAAGTTTCCAAGCGGTCTGGACTTGTGACCAAAGCATCTGCTGGCAAAGCATCTGGCATCCGCAACATGGCAAACAAAACTGCTCGTGGTCGTGGCATCCGACGCGGATAAAAATGTTTATGTCTGCCGTACCTGTGGAACCTCTCTAGCATCAGACAATTACTGGTACTGGAGAGACCACAGGAATGGCTCTATGCGTAGGGAAAAGTCCTGCAAGGATTGCAGGAACGGCGACAGGCTGAAGCGAATGAAGTCCTTGAGGGGATTCTTGTCTCGCAAAGTTTCCCAGTTGAAGTCAGCCAGAACTAAACAGGGTATCGAGTTTACCTTGACCGTTGACGACTGCCTAAAAATCTACAAAGAACAGCTAGGTGTGTGCGCTATGTCTGGGCTGGCTCTTGATTATGGCACACCACATCCTGACAATAAGTGGGAGAGCAGAAATTTATCCATTGATAGGATAGATTGTGATGGTCGTTACGAGGTTGGTAACGTACAGTTGATATGCGCTTCGATAAACTTTATGCGAGGGAGATTGCCTGTTGACGTATTCATCGGATTATGTGAACGAGTTGCTGGAAGAGGCGATTGACGGTGTTGCCGACGTAGAGACTGACATGACACTGGCTACTCGCCCAATGGTTGGTATACTGTACGACAACGACGATCCCAAATTGGTGTCACCGATCATAGAGATGTTGCCGAATGGTATAGCCATGCACTTTGACAAGGACACTAGGATATACATGAGTTATATATCCGCCGCCATGTTCGGTGACACAATAAAGTCTAGTGCTTTGCAAGTCCTATCATCAGAAGTAACTGAGGTTACTGAAGAGATTGAATAGCATCATACCAGAATGGCACAGGGGTACAGTGTACCCACTTAGCGAAGTGTGATTTCTCTGAAGCGTAGTACAATCTGTAAGAAGCCACGTAGTTATCCGAGTGATATTCTTCTGGCATACAAAGAGGCGGCCTTGTGAGGCCGCCTTTTCTGATGCTTGGGGGAGAGTCAACGAACTTGTGCATCAGGTTCATTGTGTTGTGAAAGGTATGGAAGCGTAGCCAATGTTCGTTCATCAGTTGGCAAGCAAGCTGGTATGTCCATCTATAGTTGGCTTCACTCTCTGCAACCCACTTAGTCATGGGGTGTTTGGTGTGGCTCAGTACCTTGCCCGCCTTGGACAGCGGCGGATACATACCCTCCGACCAACTACCTAGTAGGAAGTGTGCGTAAGAAAGCATCTGCCCTGTTTCGGTAAACATTTTGGGAACATGCTTATCGCAGAGGTAGCTTGCCGATTTTTTCGGACACTGAGAGAGGTGAAATATGTTCATTCTTTTTTATCTCCAGCCCATAACCCATTACATTAAGCACTGCCTCTACACTATCAAGCCTTGCTCCATTTTGCTTCAGCCACCTACTCATGGTTCTGTACCCAAGACCAGCGGCTAGTTCAACGTCAGTAACATTGAACCCACCACTGTCTATCAATCCGAACGTCTCTTTCAAGATAGGGTTTATCCTCAACGTATCGGTGGGTGGTAACTCAGTTGGTCTCTTCATCTACCAAGAGCCAAGATAAAGTTTTTTAGTTTAAGCATGAACCCAATGTCTCCATCCACAAACCTAACGTCTGAAGTGTTGTCGCTCAATGAAGTGTTGTCGCTCACCACAGGGGTAATTTGGCTTTTGCGAACGCGAATAAGATTAGGCTCATAATTTTTAGAGTCGGGATCAAACTTATATACTGAACCCAAACAAATACCGAACTGTTCGGCTATCACTTTTTTATGGATGCCTCTCTTCATCTGACTTTGTAGCTTGTCAATATCGTGACCGCTTAGAAACACATGCGTTTTACGTTTTCTCATACTCTTATTCCCTATTAAAGTTGTGAAAGTTGTTAAACCATAGCAAACTTATCCATCCTGACAAGCGTAATATCTTATCATAATCGTGACAGACACTAAGGTGAGGACACAGCGACGAGGATTGTTAGTCGTTGGCACAAGCCAAAGGGGTGGGGAATTACATGGACACTGTATCCTCAAAACGGACACGGTAAATCAACACCCCAACCCTTGACCTGATTAAAATTTTCTGAAAATTTTTGGAAACGCTTGTCAGATATCACCCAATTGTTTTCGGGATGACATGACAAAATCCTTTGCTCTGCTTTGTATATAGCCACGATACCTCATGGTCATTGATACGTCGGCATGACCTAGCAAATACTGTAGATCACCCAAGTCTGCCCCAGCCTTGGCTGTCAGGTATGCGAATGTATGTCGTGCGTCATGCACTCTAATCGGTGGAATTGTGCAATATGCACACGCTCTCTTGAGTGCTTTGTTCAGCGTCGCAGAAGCGGAACGATTGTCATTCCAGATGTCCAGCCCCCTGCTCGGAAAGTTTCTTACCATATCCGTTACGTCGTCAGACATCGGAACGTCACGGGTCAAGGTCTTTTGTTTCATCTTGCTAACACGACGTATCTTCACGACTCCACCACGAAAACAAGACTCATCAAGTCTCAGCATCTCACCAAGCCGCGCACCAGTATCGAACAGCAGAAGAAAGTGTGGATAGTATTTAGGTTCATTCTTCTTGAAGAAGCGCAACACATCCAACACTTGTTCCTCATCCAGATGCACATCTCTGGCGTCGTCAACGTGGGGCATAGGTATCTTCGGGCATCTCCATCCGTATGTCTCTTCAGCATACTTGAGGATCGCTCGTAGTTGGTTGAGATAACGCTTGATGCTGTTGGCCTGTAGACTTTGCATTGACTCGAACACGAACGCCTGTATGCGCTGTGTGGTTACGTCGTTCAAGGATACCTTGCTCCAGTAACTAGACAGCTTGTCTATCTTGCTGTCCATGTCACGAGACATCCTACCTTCCAACTGTTTCCAACGTCGGTAATCTTTGATTGCTTCCCCGACTGTCTTGTTCGTGCTGTTGTAGAGAGTGTTGGTTAGTATCTTACTCTCCATGTCTACCCTCATCTGGTCAGCTATCTGCTTGCCATTCGGGTGGTTCGTAGGAACGCGGGTGCTTTTACGCACCCTGTTCCCTGACAACGACCCGACGATGTGCCACACGCCACCATTCTTTTCTATCTTCAGCATCATGTTCTCCCTTATGCTACGTTACTTTGATTGCGGTAGGCGGCAACTGCCTCATGGACAGTAGAGCCACTACAGATACTGTTGGCATCATCAATACTGATCGTGCCGATCATCAACACCTTGCCCTTCTTGTATTCGACAACGTGGTATCCTTGACCACGAACGCTGACGATGCACGGCTTACCGTGCTTCGCCAAGTCGTTTACCCAACCATCTTGTATGTCCTTGAAGGTTTTGAATGTGTCGTCACAGTTATCAGGGATTGACTTCATGTAATAGGGTTTGCGCCCATACCGTTTCCCGCCGCCCTTCGTCGTCGGGTTTGTGTTCTGATGGACAGGCTCGCCCAAGGCGGCAAGCTTATCGTTACACACTACGATGAGTGTCCGAACTTCTTTCGCATCCATAGTGGCTACGACCTTCTCGATCATGGTTAGTTTATCCATCTTAATATTCTCCTCGGTTATTAGTGCGCTCTTCTAAATATTCCACATCTACGTCGTCGCAGATATACGAGTAGTCGTAGTTCGGGATGTTAAACAGCTTGATGCTTCCATCCTCATTACGAACATAATCATCCGCATCGTAATCGGTTACGGCTACAGACATATCCCAGACGGATACGCCATAGGATTTTTCGGGGTCAAATTTGTGAGACATGTTTTACTCCTTTACTTTGATAATGCTTTGCAGTTCCCAATCATCGCCACCTCGATTGAACCAATTAACATCGCCGTCATCATTGGCGGCTATGTTCCAAGCATCTTGTGATGTTGGGGCTTCAATCTCAGCCTCATAGCTGACATCCATAGTCGCGGTTACTCTAAACTTTGCCATATTTCAGTTCCCCTTCTCTTACAAAATGTTCAATCAACAGCCCAACGTCTCTCGTCATTTCGTTGATGTCATTCAACACGTTTGCCGCGTCACGGTACTCATTGGCCTCAATGCAATGATCTTCACACCACTGCAACTGATCTTCTTCGTCGGCTTCGAGCAACTCGTCAGGGAAATGCTCTGTTAAGTGCATCCCCGAAGCCCATCTGAACAGCGTGTTTTCTATGTGTGCGTAAGACATGTTTACTCTCCCTTTACTGTGATGATGTAGTTTCGACCAGTCTCGTCGCGGAATACTGCGTTGTCCTTTACGAACTTATTGATGTGGTCAACCAAAGCACCACGCTCCAGCGACCAGTCATGCCCCGACTTCCACTTGAGACCACGAGCATCCATTGCAACACCAATGTACTTGGCGATGCTGAGGGTGAAGTCATCCCAATTCTGTCGGCTGATCTCTGCATCAGCTTTGGCATGAGCCATAGTCCAGTCGTCGGGCTTCTCAATCATGCGCTCCAACTCACACTGCCTGACATACAACTTCTGTTGCATGACTTCGATTGCAGTCTCTTCTTTCATGGGCTTGACTACTTTGCGAGGTTCTTTAATAGGAGCGAAGAGGTCGGCTGTGGTATCAAACCTCCGCTTGGTAGTCACAGTCTTGAACACTGGCTTTGGCTTTGGCTTCTCACCAATGCCATACTTTGCCAACTCGCCTTCAACAATGGTCTCGGATATATTTTTAGAATGGTCTGTCATAATCAGCTTCCTTTTTGATTGGGTATGGTTCGGCTAAAGCGATTGCTTTAACCTTTCGATAGTCACGCAGTCGTGTGTTTGAGTCCTTAACTCTACGACGTACACGTTTCCAGAAGCTGAGTGGTCTGCCTGGTATCAAGCCAAACCACTCAGCAGGGATACGCAACCCCTTCAACTTAGCGGGAGTTGCGGGCATCACGAACACTACTTGAGATGAGGTCAGAGTTATCAACGTGGAACCTCTCACCGAGAAGCATCTTGCCAAGTTGATCCATCACATGCTTGGATAGATCGTCTATGTTTTGGACAACAACGTAGCGAGGGAAGAACTGCTTGACACAATCATCACCGATGCCGATGCCAACAGTGTCAATGCCATTCAGTGTCATCCACTCGACAACATTCCTTGTGTGCTTGTAGGAATTGTCTGCACCGTAATCGTTGCTGTAATTAGGACGACCATCTGACAAGATCATCATCACCTTACGTTGCTCTGGTCTGTCCAGCAATCTGTCAGCCGCATACATCCATGCGTCACCGTCAGCATTGGTAGCCCCAGTGCTGTAAGGCATCTTGCCGATAGCACCACGACTACGTTGTAGTGGCTGGTCAAACGGCTTGAACATCACCATGCGTATGGATGACTTGCGACTGTACCTCCGCACACCAGAGTCTTTTAGTACAGCCTTGCTCCGACCAGCAGTGTTGTGACCAGTGATCTCAAATGCCACACCAGTACCTTGCAGTGCCTCACCAATCGCAATACAGCAGTCAGTTGCTAGGCTGATCTCTGAGCCACCCATAGAACCAGACAGGTCAACGCACACAGACAGAGCAGTATTTATGTGGTCATCAATTACCTTGTGTCTGAATACGTTGGGGTCAAACTTCACGATGTTAGTAAGCTTACCCATGTCTAGCTTGCCATGACGCTTGCGATGCTCGTAGCGGCTACGTTTTTGTGCGGACAAACCACGTTCCAGTTTGCGGCGCATCGTTCCTATCTTGTTGCCCATGCTCTTGAGCCGACTGACGTACTCACTCTCACCACCTATCAATCTTGTTGATCTGGTGGCTTGCATGTTGGGGAACTTGGTCTTGTCCTTCTGGCTGGTGAGCCAGTAGTCAGCATCCTTGCAGTAGACTAGGTGACGACCACCCTCGACCTTCTGCTTCAATATCTCCGACGTAACAGCTTCAATGGCTCTGGTCAGATCACCATCAATAGCTGGCTTGCAGTTGTTAGCCTCCCATGAGGTGTCAATTGCACTGTCACAGGCTTGGTCAAACGTAGTCTGCTTGTCGTTACCAGATACCTCACTGGTACTGGCTACTTCTCGGTCTCCGCTAGTTGGGTCTTGAGACTTTTGATCTCGTTGTCCCTCGCCAGAACCTTCACTGCCATCTCCAGAAGTGCTTGTTGTATCTGAAACTGTAGAACCTCCAGCAGTTCCTTGATCTCCCGTTCGTTGAGCATCGCCATCGTCTTGGCTATTTGTGGCGCTCCCCCCTCCTCCAACAGTCTTGTCATTATTGCTGGAAGATTCGCCGTTGTTCCCTGATTGTGTTTGTTCTCTTTGGTAGTCATTTGCAATCCTCTCTGCAAGTTTGTGTAATTGTCTGCAACCACGATACGCGGCTTGCTTGTCTACGTCTCCCATCCCTGTCACACCAGTAGGCAAAGTCTGAACAGCATCAACAATGATGTTGACCCTCCTCAGTATGTCTGCTGGTAAAAGGTCTAGGCATTTCTGCATTGTATCCGACGGATAACCAAGGCGACGACGACCTTCCCATGTGACTGCGACTGCCGCAATCTGAGCAAAGTCATTGACCGCATCAGTGTACCCTTCCTTGCCAGCGTTGTAGTTGTCAAGGAACACTTGGTTGACTGCATGTGCAGTGTGGTCAATAGCTTTAGGCAAGCCGTTGTATAGGTCACGACCACCCATCTCAATGCGTATATCCTCCATCGCATTGGCTAGGGACAACGTGAACTTGCGCCCATCCGCATGCCATTGACGACACATGTCCTGTGTCTCACCCTCGAACTCGGTGAGCAGATTGTGTAGTGTCTCGTGGTTGGCATAGCCGCCAGTCACCAGACCCTGACGCTTGGTGATCGTAGCGTTAGTCGGTAATGCTGGTAGCACTACGTTCTCACCATCAGTGTAAGCACCGTCACCAGCAAAGCTGACAGTGGTCTTGGATTTTCTTGAGAGCGTAGACACAACAGCTTTCGTTGCGTCCATCAACTCTCCGCCAGAGCAGTAGGCTGTGTCTAAGTCGCCGCTGTCTGGTATGTATGTGATTTTACGTTTTGATTTTTTCATAGAGCATCTCCATCAGGTATGTTAATTGCCGTTTCCAAATTGCCACTGTCGAAATGACCGTGGCTATCGTGAAGGCCTTGCCCAGCAAGGATGTGTACCCCACCAGCGAAGTTATGGTAGGTAACAGAGACGGTTACGCCCCTTTCTGGGATGACGATATACAGTGAGTAAATGCCAACGTCGCCTTCGTCGAGTTCATGGAAAATCTCAAAGCCTTCAGCGTTCATCAGGTGCTTACGGTCTTCGCTTTCCTTTTGGTTTGATGGGATAGTCTCTCCATCAGGTATGCCGATGAACGGATCAACTATTCCTTCTGACTGCAAGTGAGTGTCATGCAAGCCTTGATTTGCGCTGACATACACCCCTTCACGCCATAAAAATTCGCTGGTGTGAACAGCGACGCTTACGCCTCGCTCTGGTATGACGATGTATAATTCCCTTTGTCCGTCGCCTTCTTCGCGATGATGGACATGAAACCCATCGGCATTTATCAAGTGTTCGTAGTGATCGTCTAGGTAATCGCTAGTTTCTTGTTTCATCTGTTCCTCCCTTAGTATGAGAACACACGGTCAGCCATCTCGATAACTGTTCGAGTGCTGTCCGCTGGTGCGCGGTCAGTGATAACAACCTCAAGAGATTTCTTGAGTGCTGTCTTGCGGTCAGGCATTAGCTTGGACATATGCAAGTAGTACATGACCAAACTATCCATGCCTCGTGGTGATATGGTGGTAGACAACTCGCCAGTCTTGAACGCTTGGCGTATCTCGGTAGCGAACTGGCACATCTCGGTAGCCTCTGGCTTGCTCAACGTAGGGTACTTGTTGCATAGCAACTTCTGCTCAGTGGTTTTGTCTAGGTAGTCAACCTCAATGAACACACCGAAGCGATCCAACGTAGCCACATTCATGGGGCGAACACCTTGATACCAACCGTACTCGTCACCTTGTCCTCTGCTGTTGGCAGTGGCGATGAAGCGGAACAGTGGGTGTGATTGAACAACACGACCACCATCCTCGGTCAGTACCAATCCCTTCTTCTCCAACGCACGTTGAATAGTGAACAACACATCGGCTTGTCCTGCATCCATCTCGTCGAGGATAAGGAACGAAGGTTGTTGCATGGCTCGTGGTAGGATGCCCTCGGAATACGACGTAACTGGTACACCGTTCTCAACGATCAACTCTTTTGAGCCGACCATATCGCTACGTTCGATGTTGCTATCAAGGTTGAGTCGGTGAACAGGGAAGCCAATGCGAGCCGCAACTTGTTCAGCCAACGTCGTCTTACCTGTCCCAGTGTGACCATGTAGCCATAGGTTCTGTCCGAACAAGTGAGCAGACAAGAACTTAATCAGGTGGTCAGGTCTGAACTCGTAGTTGTCATCAACGTCAGGACACAGAGGGTGACGCAACTCATCGCCATTGGCATTGCGCCATACCAACGTAGGGATATCGAAGGTCAGTGCTTTTACCTTGCGTCCGAACACCTTGCCAGCATCAACCATCACAACCTCGAAGGTCAGGTCATCATCCGTGCCAGCAGTAGGCATGGCTGGTACGTTGCTTGCCGATTTGGATAACCTAGTGACTTGGTTGGTCAACTCCATGACCTTGGACACTTGCTCGTTGAACTGGTCAACCATCTGGTCAAAAGACAGGTTGCTGTTCTGTTTGAGCAAGGCATCAATGGCTGGCTTGAGCGTCGGGTCAATAGACCACGACGAAGGCTTCTCTTGCGTCTCTTGCTGGGCGTCTGCCTCTGCCTGTATATGCTCGTCGTCTTTGAACATCTGCTTGATTGCTACGGTGTCAAAGTTGTCGGGGTTGGTTGCGTCAGCTAGTAGCTGGTCAACGGTCTGCCAATCTTGAACACCGCCAATACTCATAAGCTGGACAGTAGCGGACACTGCACCAGCGTAGTCGTCTCCTCTCGTAGTCATTATGTTCATGGTGGACATTATATCTCTGACTTGTGACTCGTCGGGGTAAGCCACAGGGTCATGGGTGGTTGCCCATCCGTCGTTGACTCGTGTCTGGTTGTATATTGCTACGCAAGTATTTGCGTACATCATTTCGCTTGGGTTTGGTACAGACATGCTGTCTCCTGTTTGGTTTGAGTTATTGTTTGAGTTCTGGCTGTGATTGGTAGTAAACACAGCGTTGTTTTGGTCTCCTTGTACTGCCAAGTCTCTTATGCTTTGGCATATTGGTCGGGCATCTTTGCCAATTGACCTCGAAAATCCCCAAGACTTGCCAAGACCTCTACGTTTTGAGTGACAGGTGTTGGGGTCATTGAGTGCGGTGATAACTGCATTGAACCAGTCAATGCGATAGCCATGCTTTGGGATACCTGTGATATCTCGTTGATGCCAATCGTTTAGAGCAGACTCAATCAATTGTAGAAGAACGCAATAATCAACCTTGTCTATCCACTTGCGTAGACTGAGTTGTGAGTAGCGTATTATTTCATCGCTGTATGAGTAGTCGTGGTCTACTAACATAACAAAATTGTCAGCGATGAACTTTCGTAGGTGGTTTCGGGATTGATTGCCATCCATACCTTCGTAGGTATTGAGGAAATCAGTAATGGATGCTCGTGTAAGCATTGTTTACCTCGTTTCAGTTGCGGTTTCAGTTTTAGTGGTAGGCTTAGTCTTGGTATTTTATTTCTTGGATGAAGTCATCCAGTGCTTCAAAGGCGTAGAAGATATGTTGCTCTGGCTTCTGTCCTTCTTGCTCTGTCATCTCTTCAAAGTTACGTTGCTCATCTGCGTATGAGTAGTCTTTGATTTCCTCAAGGTGAGGCATTACGTCGATGAGTAAATTGTTGATGCGTTGTAACTCATCTTTCGCATCCACAATCGTATCGGTCATGTCCTTGCCAAACGTACCGTTGGACAAGCTGAACATGGTTGCGATAGTGTGTTGAACGTCACCCAGCAAACATGCCAAGCGGTAACAAGGCTCGTCATTTCTAACTGCCATTTCCTTCTCCATGATTATTGAATACTGCGAATGGTGTACGTTCGATGGGAATGTCGCAGATACCACCCATCCATTGCGAACGTAGTCAGCAACCTGGCTGTGAACTACGTATCGGAATGTTCTTACCCGTTGCATGGACACATTGCCCAAGCAAGGAAAATGATTATGCACACCTCAGCGGCGTAGCGTTTGAACTGTGTACCGTCATTCATGTCAGCACACCGTCTGATGACAACTCCTGTTCTCCACACCCACAGTCTTCAAAGACATGAAAGTTCCAGCCAGTTAAGTCGCCACTCTCAACGCACTGTTTCATGTGGTAGAGCATGGCATCGTAGATATTCTCACCGACCTCAAAGTTATCGGTGAGAGAGACAGTCACAGACTTGGTGGGTCTTGCGAATGTTCTGGATTTGATTTTGTTATGATTACTCATTTCCACGTTCCCTTCGTTGGTGTGTATGGTATGAACAAACAAGAGTTGGTCTCCCAAGTTCCGTTTGCATGGTATGTTTTCTCACCACAGCCAGCCATGAACTCGAAAGCCAATACTATAATCATCAGGTAAACGATTATCCCAAGGCTGATGTAACCGAGTGCTTTGATTACTCGTTGCGACAGCGTTGGTGATGGAAGTGGTGCAGGAATGTATAGCTTAGTGCGTTTCATATTACCCTCCAGCTACAAGGTTAAAGGCAACCGCGAAGGCCAACCCGATTAAGTCGAAAGCGAATACCGCTATGTCGATTTCTAACTGTGTTGGTGTCATAGTTTGTCTCCTCTGTCTCAAATATGTAACAGATGGGTTACAGATGTCAAGAAGATTGCAGTCCGTAGAAACGACGACGATGGTCATCAACCTCTACTGTTGACAGGATGTTGTGGTTTAGAACGGCATCACAAATGGACTCAAACTCGCAAGTAATCTGGTTGAACAAGAACTGCTTGCTTTCGCCTTCCATGAGAGTGGAACAAGTAGTCGCTCTCTCAAGCCAGTAAGCCAAGGTTGCACGAGATGTTTCGACCATTGTGTTGGTCATTGCTTTGCTAATGTGTTTCATGTCTACTCCGTGTCATCGACAATTTGAGGGTTGAGTAAGTCGTACTTTTCAGAGTGTTTGTTATGTTTCACTGCGAACAACGCAAGGATATCTGCCGCCGCAACCATTTTTTTGATGGTTTCTTGGTCAGACGTTGGGTTGGGAAAAACGATGTTATACATTTCCAACATCGCTTCGTAGGTTTCAGCGTATTCGTTGTAATCCATACTCGGCTCCTGTTTCGACGTAACTCTTCAAAACTGGCTACAAATACCAGCGACAGGAAAGGGGACAACGTAGGTGCTGTCCCCTTGTTGGTAGTGGTTAGGCAGTCATCGCTTTGCCGATTGCACAAACCTTGTCGTAGGCTTGGCGGTTGGTGTTAGCCTTCTTGGTCAGACCAGCTTTGTACTGGCTGTAGTCCTTGGTTGGGTTCTTGCCTTGGAACCAAGTCTGGAAGCCAGCATCGTTGGCTCTGTTGCGAGAGTATTCATTCTTCCGAAGCCTGAACAACAGGAAGGCGGCAATGTTCCGAAGGTCATCGACAGAGACCTCGAACTTGCCATCGAACCAAGCCGAGATGTCGTCAGCAGAAGTTCGGTTGAGGTCGTAGTTCTTGCGACCGACCTTGACGTTGACGGCGCAATCAGTTGAGAGGGACTTGGATGTGAATGTTTTAGTTACAGTTATCTTGCTCATGGGTAGTATCTCCTGAGAGGGTTGGTTGTTTGTCTCACTGAGCCAGCGGCATCAGCGACACAATTTACTCCCCCCTACCCCCTTTGGGGGGTTCGACGACGAAGCCAAGTGTCTGATATGACAGACAACTACACTCTATCCCCCTATTAATTGCTGATAGATTAGCAGTATCTCAGAACTATCTCCCAATATAGCCCTTAGAAGGCTACAGAACTATAACAAAAACAACTACTTAGCAGTAGTAACTGACAGATATTTGTCATAAGTAGATGGGGGGGGTGGCAATGCCACCCCGCCGACGGGTTTCCTGTATGCCAGTCACCACCATTCCGAATTTTCTCACCTGATTTTGAAAACGCTGTCTTACATTTGTAACAGGGACGATTTAACTTTTACTGTCGCGTTATTGTTACAAGCAGAAAATATTTGAGGAAACACATGGCTAATGTTAAGAAAAACCCGCACCCCACACACGGGACGGGACTGCCAGCAGTTACACCGCAACAAGTTGATAGAGTTCGTCGGAGTGTTCTTGACGTTGTTAGAAAAAACATACCAGCCGTAAGAGAGGTTCTTGATGGTCAACGCAAATGGGACAACCAACAAGTCCGCTTGTTTGGTATGATGCTCAACAAGGTAATGCCTGATCTTCACCACAGCTTTAACCAACACACTGTAGAAAACAAAAACGTCGATGAGTTGACTGTCGATGAGCTAATGGAAATAGCTCGTCAAGGAGAAACAATCGAAGGAGAGGTCAACGATGACGATAACGAGAGCGGAAGCGGCGAAGAAACTATTACAGATACAGCAAGCGAAGACGGACTTCAGGGGGTTTGTGAAAGCCCTAGCCCCATCGTTTGAGTTAGCCCCGTTCCAAGAAGAGCTTGTAGATGTTCTCAACAGACTTGAAAATGACACGCTTGGAACAAGACGTTTACTCATCACTATGCCGCCTCGACATGGTAAGTCATGGTTGGCTTCTACTCTATTTCCAGTCTACTACCTTGCAAAGAAGCCAAATCGAAATGTTCTTGCCACCTCCTATAACCAAGACCTTGCCAAAACATTCGGCAGGCAAACACGCGACCATGCGCGGGAGCCTATTGTCGGTCAGGCGTTTTCTGACTTTACGCTGTCTGAGGAGAGCCGTGCTGTTGACGACTGGCGCACAACGATGGGCGGCACTTATTACGCAACAGGCATTGGCGGTTCTACGACAGGTCGTGCGGCAACGCTCCTCTTAGTAGATGACCCTATCAAAGCTCGTGAAGAAGCCGACAGCGCAACCCAGCGCAACAAGACTTGGAGCTACTACGTCTCCGCCCTAACAACTCGTAAGCAACCAGAGCCAGACGGAACTGCCCCAATCGAGATTGTCATCCTAACCCGTTGGCATCCTGACGACGTAGCTGGGCGCTTGATGGAAACGGACGACTGGCGAGAGGGTGCTTGGCATCATGTAAACTTCCCAGCAGTCAGAAAGGTGTCAAGCAATGTCAAGAGGTCAGTGGCGGAACTCCCAGAAGACGATCCACGCTTCATACCGCAGGGTCAACTCAGCAAGGTCTCTGTCTCAAAAAGACACTACCAAGATGAGCGAGAGGAAGCACTCTGGCCTGAGAGGTTCCCTCTTGACGAACTCAAGAAAAGAGAACGCCTAGACCCAAGAGAATTTGCATCCCTATACCAGCAGTCCCCTTTTATACGCGGGGGCAATATCATAAAAGAAAGCTGGTGGCAGTGGGATGACGACAAACCCGACTGCAATCAACTTATAATTGTGGCAGACACAGCGTTCAAGAAAACCGAGCAAGCTGACTTCTCCGTACTAATGGTTATGGGGCTAGACAGAAACGGCGACATGCACATTCTTGATCTCATAAGAAACAAGTACGACTTCCCTGAGTTAAAGAGAGTCTGCACACAGGTCAATGCCAGATGGCGCGGCAATGGATTAAGGGGGATGTACATTGAGGACAAGGCCAGCGGTCAATCCTTGATACAAGAACTAAGGAACCAGTCAGGTGTGTCTGTCCTTCCGTACAAAGTTACGTCAGATAAAGTGGCTCGGTTAAACGCTGTGACACCTCTAATAGAAGGCGGCAGAGTATTCCTTCCTCGCTCTGCACATTGGCTAGACACATTCATGCTGGAGTGCCAAGCTTTCCCTAACGGAACAAACGACGACCAAGTGGACGCTTTATCTATGGGACTTGATGTATTATCCAGAATGGGCGGCGTTGTAAACGATATGTTTAGTGGGACGATGGATGTGTCTTCGTCACTTAATAAACAGTTTGACCAGAAGAGCGACGCTACCAACTGGTGGGAAAAAGCCGCTAAATCGGAAGACAAGTACATGAAGTCTTGGGGTGAAATGTAGATGCGTTATAAAGATATAAAGCTTGATAAGCATAACATGGTTGTAGACCTGTCTAACTTGGCAGAGCCTCTAATGGACTATCAAGACATCTCCGACATGCTTTCTGACGAACAAGAAATAAAGATTGTTGATTACGTCCGTGCGCTAACAAAGATGTCCTTTGAGCGGATTAGCCGACGGTACGACCATTGGCGGGACGCTGACCGCGCTCACGACGTATGGGTTCCAGCCGACAGCACGAAGTTCCGAGAGAAGGCAGTAGTAGCCGACACTCGCGCAATTGCCGACACAGTTATGACATACCTCATGGCGGCGCTCGCTGGGCGTAACCCTATGTTCCAGCTTGAAGGTCTTAACAGGAAGTCTCGCAAAGCCTCTCTTATTCTTGAGCGCCTTTTGCACCAGCACATGCGTCGTACAGCAGGGGAAGCCCGCATAGCGCAAATGCTTATGGACAGCATAAGATACGGCTTCGCCCCCACAAAATGTATATGGGACACAAAGACAAACACTAACCAAATCATTAACTTCGATCCACGCAAATGCTTCCCAGACCCACGGGTACAGTGGGGAGATTGGGATCGTATGCAGTACGTGGTCTTCACAGACCATATGTCTACAAACGCCTTATACGGCTCAGGCCATTACCCAAAGCTTCAGAAATATCCTGGACTACGTAGCAAGCACAACGCTAACTTTAAGTCAGGCTGGGATGCTCACCGCTGGGTAAAGGAAGAGGGCAAGGGGTTAAACATCAATCCTGAAGACCCGAAGGGCGACGAGAACGGATACCACTTCACCCTTGACGACACACGAGTGATTGATGAGGCGTGGGTTAGGTTGAACGGTTACGAAGTTGGCCTACCTCAAATAGAGCAACTATGGGTTCTCATAACTATTCTCGACGAAGACGCAGTAATCCGTATGCAGTTAAACCCATACGGCAGGCAGTTCCCTGTCGCTTTTGGTGGTCTGTACAACGATCAGCACAAAACGTACAGCCAATCTCTTTACGATCTATTGCTTCCTATGCACGAGATTAGCACATGGTTGCTACGCTCTCGTATCGACAACGTGCAAGCCGCACTGAACAACCTTATTTTCGTAGACCCAACGGCGGTTAGTGTCCCTGACTTGATTGACCGTAATCCGTGGGGTGTAGTCCGAACACTGCCAGGCACAAAGCCAGGTGACGGAATATTTATTGCAGAAGTCCCAGACGTGACACGAGGCCACTGGAACGACATATCTGCAATGTCAGACCTGAAACAGCGTGTCAGTGCCGCATCGGATGCCCAGCAGGGCATGCCAACAGCAGATGGTGTACGAACTGCCACAGAAATACAGAGACTTACTCAGCTAGGCTCTCAGCGCCTTGGTGTCCTTGCCCGTGTTCTTTCTGCTCAGTCAGTTAGGCCGCTAGTAAGGATGATGACAGCGAACTTACAAGATGCCCTAGAATACGAAGGTTCTCTGCGTATGATGGACGGTCAAGCGCCTGGTGAGTTAAGCCGCATGATTGAAGACGGGTACATAGACTTTGACGTATCTATGCTCCAAGGCGAAATCGACTACTTAGTAGTGGATGGGACATTGCCAGTAGAACCAACAAGAAACGCCGAGACTTGGATGAATATGCTTTCTGTCGTCGGTAAATCAGGTCTGCAAATGGAGTACAAGACTGGTCGAATAATCGAAGAAGCTATCCGCGCTATGGGTGTTTCCGACGTAGAGCAGTTTAAGATCAGTAAGGAAGAGGCGGCGCAAGGCCCAACCCCCTCTCAAGAAATGGCCCTTATGGAGAAAGCCCGTGGCGCATCTGTGATGCCTGAAGAGCAGATGCAAAGGGAGATAGAAAAAGGAAACCTAAAGCCAGCAAGGGAGAACATGTAATGCCTAACCCCTCACCAGAGAGCCTAGAGAGCGCCGCAAACTTCTCAGGCATCCAAAAAGAATACGTAGACGCAAAGGTCAAAAGCATAGCTAAACTACTTGTGGCCGAGCTTCGCGCCGAATTAGTACAGCATATTGGAGAAGCCTCGACCCCAACAGTAGAGGACAGGGTTCTCCTAGATTTGGTGAAACGTGTGTCTGACCTAGAAGATCGTTACAACGAGGACGACAGGTATGCCCTCACTACTGCTAAATTAAAACACTTAATGAAGAGTATGGGGATAGAATAGGATGGCCTTTACTAGACCTACTGGCGAACAGATAAATTTTCGTTCAGCCAACACTGGTACACATCTTCTTGACACCTACCTAGAGAACTGTGAGCTAGGGGGACGAACTCTTTATGACTTGCTCGGAGATGTTTTTGACGCAAGCGGAAACCCAGACCCTAACATTTTTGCTTTTCGAGTAGAGGTAGCCACACAAAAACTTCAAGTTCGTGTCGGAACTAGCGTAACAGCGCCTTGGATTGATGTGCCAGAAGGTACTTTCTTCAAGCCTACAGGCGCTTTCCAAGTAGGCGCTGTGTACCAGAACCACGACTTATTCTCTTTCAACGATAATCTTTACATTGTTGCCGAGCCACACACCGCTGGCGCGGCTCCAGACCTGACCAAAGTTATGCTTGCTATATCTGGAGGAAACTCCATTGTCCCAGCGAGCAACGTGGACATAGCTGGAAACTACAACGCTTTCATTAGGTTGAACGACACAGCCTCAGCCTATGAGATTACACCGTTCGCTGACAGCAACATATTTTACGGCTTGAACACTTCTGGCAACGAGATAGAAATTACTACTATAGGAAAGGACAAGGTTCTTTCTGACGCTTCACTTGTTCAAAGTCTTTACAACTATGCCAATGGCATTACCGACCCGCTCGTGACAGACGGCTTCTGGGACTTGACCTACTTAGCCCCTAAAGCACCACCCACACCATCAGTCGTTTACTCCTATACATATGGAGATGTTAATCAAGACGATAACTTCTCAAGTTTGCCAGGTTTCTCATACTCGACTCCTGACAATGACGACGTACAAGAGTTAGCCAATGTTCTACAGAACAAGCCTGCTCACGTTTACGATAAGGGAAATGTGAACTTTCCGTCCGACTATTATTACTTTTGGCTGAACACGATAAAGCCCCACATCATTGCCAACCAGTCAACATACGAAAACATGTTGATACCTTTAGGAACTGGGACAGTTCCTCTTTTCCAAGAGGTACAATCTTCTCAGGCACAGTCTTACGACGTAGACGACTATGACGAGTGGGTAATGTCTAACGGCAACCTAGACCTAGCGGTGGTCGATAATAAATTAGTGGTGAACATACTATGAAGATAGACGTATCAAAACTGGGCTATCGCTGGAAGGGTGAGCTAGACAACGCTACTTCTTACAAGAAGGGTGACACTGTGCGCTCAAATAATGAAGTGCATGTCTTCACGCAGGATAGCTCTTCAAACCACTCAGCTAACTTAACAAAGATGGCAGTAGGTCAAAACGAACTGGCCAAGGGTCAGGTTGCCGTAAATTCCACGTCAGCACCTACAGGTTATGACGGTATGGAGTTACATTCAGCTTCTAGTGGCGGCTCGTTCATATCAGAGTTTCGCCACGGAAGAGAAAAAAATGGCACAAGGGCTGTATCACTAATAAAAACAAACCAATCTGGCGCACAATACTATCCTGGTTATCATCTAGGCGCGATTATGACAGACGGTACTGTCCGCTTGTGGGGCTATCGGGAATCTAGTGCGCTTGGGAGAGGCACAAATAACGTAAACGACATGCTTCCAACAATCGCGGCATTGCCCAAAGACGCGGCTAGAATTAAAAAGGGTTGGTCTTTCCGTTTCCACATGTTTTTGCTGGATGAAGACAATAGGCTTTGGGGTACGGGGTTACGCTCATCGGGGCATGGAGCCAACTCCGAGTCGTTAGTTTTTAAGCCTATAAGCCACGAGGCTGGTTACGCAATACAAGAAGAGATCACAGACATAAGTGGTGGCCATGATTACTATGGCTATCATGGTTTCATGGCGCTTGGCGTTAGCGGGAAGGTGTACGCTTGGGGTCAACAGCGTCAGTATCACTTCGGATTGAGAGACGGCAACGAAGCTAATGTCAATCAGCCCACAGTTGTTCCAATCAGCGAAGAACACCCAATGGCCTACATCTATAACCATGAGGCCACTTACTCTACAAGTCATCTTGTCACTAGGGAAGGTAAGCTCTACACGGCAGGACAATCATCTCGAAACTTACATCCTTATGACACCGCCAATTTCGGACATAGACTATTCGACCCTTGGGGTTCTGAAAACGCAAAGGTGCGTTGGGTTCAGCTTCACGAAAGCAACAGCCACTGGGTATCAGGCAGTCAATACAACCATCATACAGCCGTAACGCTAGAGGATGGAAGATGCTACGTTATTGGCAACGGTCACGGCCAAGTCGGTTTTGGAACCGCCTCCACGGATGCTGGGTGGGTTTATAAATGGGAGTTAGACCCAAGCAAGCCGTTCCATTATAATGTAGAAAAGCTAATGACCTCTAACGGCGGTTACGCCACTGCAATGGCTTGGATGAAGGATGGAACTCTACAGCACAGAGGCTACTCGATTGCCGCACCCAACAATACTAGCAATGTAGAATGGACTAAGTTCGATAGCACTACTTCGGGGTATCTAGGGCCAGACATAGCAAATATCGTTGATATGAGAGGCAATGGTGGGGAGCATGGCTCTTTCTATATGATCAGAACGTCCGACAATAAAATGATCGGAATAGGCAAATCAAATCAAGGGGCTGCTGGAACAGGAAGCTATGATAGTAATGTCAATGGGGCTACTCCATCGACTGCTTATAACACCCACATGAACTGGGTAAAGTGTCCCGCAAACTTAG